CCAATTTCTTGGTCTGAATCCTAGTTGTTTTGCTCTCGTTTCCCATCCACTACGCATAGAAGAAAACGTCACTTTTTTGCAGTTGCCTTGTTTAGCAATGCTCTTGGCAAACTCAAGTCCAAAGGATAAATCATCAGGGTTGCTTGAATCTAACCATGCTGCCCAAATGTGCATCTCTACACCGTTAGGCTGTAATACAATAAAACCTTTCTTTTCCGGTAATACCCACAACATTGACCTTTGCTCGTAGCAGTCGCAATAGATGTCCTCTACTAGCCAATCAGAATGACCTTTAGCACGAACCTTCTCAAGACCCATGCGAACCCACCACCAGCAATGTCTTAGTTCGTTAGGCTGTACATATGAAAACTCCATTATGCAACCACCACATATTGGTAAGTTAAATCAGTAATGCTTGATGATGGATGCGTAATCACGGCAGAGCCTTTAGTCCTAGAGCTAACGTATGGTGAATTAAATATATTGCTTGTAAATCCATTAGTAGAAACGTATTGCATTGTTGTAATAATACTAGGTGTAGCTGGTCGTGTTGGACTAGTCTGTGTGCCTTTAGCATCTATAATTACTGCGGTATTAGTTGTTGACCACATAATCTCAACATAATCATTTTTAGCCAAGTCTACAAAGTAATTTAAAGCAGCAACAATATGATACGGTTCAGAAGCATTTTTTCTTGGTGCTAAACCAAACACGCTGTTAGATTTAGGAATGTTTGTACCGTTTTTACGAAACCAAATGCTAACATCTTCTGTAGAGTTAGCAATGTTACTAAGTTGAATGCTAAATTGTAAATTATATAGACCAGAGTAATCAGCAGTCAAACGTGATGTGCTAACTAATCGTACTCCATTTTCGTAGTCAATAGTATCAAAAGTAACTGGATAGGCAGTAGTTGTGTTGGCTGCTACTTGGTCTACGCTGTCTTGCCATGCGCCATAAGGCAATGGCATAGATGATGCAGATGCACTAGTAGGAGCAAATAATATAACTGAATCAAAACCAATACGCTCATCATACAATGTCGTAGTAGTAGTGCCAGTTGCTAATGTTATTGTACCAGTATTGTTAGACTTACCCTCAACCAAATTGTTTACTACCTCGGATATTTCACGAGGAGTACCACCTGCTGAGTTGAGTTTACGATACATCATCTAGTACCCTGTGGTGTAACATCAATATCAATACCAATGGCATTAGACCAATTGCTTCCAGACGGAATGACTGACAAACGATGGTATTTACCACTACTACGAAATGATACACGATTCTCGCTACTTGCTGCTGTATATGAACCTAACTGTGGTACTGCGCTCAAAAGCATCCTAGAAGCTATTGCTACGCTCCCAGAGCCATTATCTACTACTGGTCGTGCCAATGTAACCACGGAAGTTACTTCGCTTCCTATGTCACCAGTTGTCAATGTAGCTGTAGAGTTAGCACCAGTAAATGTCACTATTTTTGTAGTCCTAGCACCGCCAAATAAGAACTTACCGCCTGTCCATAATTGGTCATCTAAAGAAGTAGTCAATGTGTCCATATTACCATACAAATCTAAGCCTTCTAATGTCATACCAGCAGAGGCAGAACTAGCAACAACATCTACATCAGTTGTGCAAGATGCCCACTTCTGTACTTGCCAGTTATAAACAAGCAATATGTTGTTTGCAAAGTTATCAATAAACTTCCATACCACTATCTTACGAATAGGATCAATGGTTGATGACATCAAGTTTAGTTTAGAGATGTTTGCATTGGCATAGAACCATGAGTCTACCTTTTGCGTACCAATGGCAGTTACTGTAGATCCATCGCATGAATAGAAGCCATCTGCTCCTAAGAAGTAAGTCATAGCACCGTACTGCACAACAGAGTTACCTTCTACGCAACCAACACCACGGCTGATTGTGTCAAATTGGAAGAATAAAGGTGAGCCAATGTAAGACATACGAACAATGGCACGGTCTAGTAATATTAATCCAACCTCACCACCGGTCAGACCAGTAATGTTGCCACCATCGGCAATTATTTGGAAGTCAGATTGACTTGCGCCACCGGCTGTCCAGTTTGTTGCATCGTTAATGTTAGACCATTGCACCTTGTTGGAGTTACTACCAGCATCTAAGTTAGCAGCCACAACAAAGTCACGTACTACGGTAACAAATTTAGCTATTGGTGCGCTTGCGTTTGCATCAGCAAATAGTGAGCTTGAGCCTAAAGTATAGGCTTGCAATATATTGACGTTATTAGCTGCAATTATGGTATCGCCAAATTGAGTAAAATTCCATTTAACTACACTAGAATAGTTGCCAGACTTAGACACGTTGTCCATGCTCAAGTCAGCACCATCTAACTTAAATAGCTTAGTAGCACCACCGGCAAATATGTTTGTTGTAGCACTAAACTTACCAGCAAATACATTGTTAAGGTTTTCACTTGCAGCAGCAGAATAATCTACGGCTAATGGAAATGGGTTGTAACCAAGAACAGTTGGCACTACATTCTGTGCAACAGACAAGTTTTCAGCAACACCGGCTAAGTCCGGTGTCCATTCTGTAAATGCTATGCGTTGAGTTGCCATTAAACAGTCCTATTCCACATATACACAACAACATATGGTTGTAAGTTTGCATTGGTGGCGCTTACTCCCGCTGAAGTAATTGTAGTTCCAACAGTTATGCCGGTTGTTGCTGTATTGGTACCTGGAGTCAAAAGATTTAATAATGAACCTGTTACAGACCCAGATGCAACACTATAACCATCACCACCACCATTATCAAATCGTAATTGGACGTTATGAGCGTGACCTGAATCTGTAACACTTGATGTCGCTGTATGAGTATGACTTACAACAACTGCGTCTGCACTGCCGCCTGTGGCACCAGCAGTAAACCCACCACCATTACCAATTAAAACACGACCTGCACCAAAAGCTACCCATGTACCAAACCCAAGCAATGTATTTGGGTTAGTAGAAACAGTAGAAGAATATATAGAGCCAACTGGGTATAGCACTCGTAAAGCTGTTTGAACAAATTCAGTAGTAGCTATCTGCGTAGTATTAGTAGCAGTTGCAGCAGTCGGTGCTGTTGGAGTGCCTATTAAGGTAGTTGTACCAGTTACAGTTAAGTTACCACCTACAGTAAGGTTATCGCCATCAGTACCAGCCTGCTGGTCTTTAACTTGAGCCATCAACTCACGGATAGCGTTATTAATTCCAGATGGCGCACAACCTTCAGCAATATCAATACCACCAATGTCGGTATTGTTTGCTGCCGTTGAACTCCACTCACTTACTTTATTTTTTGCCATAATCTATCCCTTTAAAAGCCATGTATTACTATTTACTGGTATATCTGTCCATGTATTTGATGTTACCGATGTATCTGTCCATGTGTTGCTTGTTACTGGCACGTCTGTCCAAGTATTTGCTGTTACATTTGTGTCTGTCCAAGTATTGTCACCAACTGGTACTGGTGTCCAGTTATCACCTAATTTTGTACCATTGGCAACTACATTTGCAGTTGCTATTACTTGACCGTATGCAGAATAAATTGCATTTGCGTAAGCATTTACATAAGCATAGCCAGTAATATGTGCATCTGCTCTATACTCAACACCACCAAGCGCAGTAACTACTGCCGTTCCATTTATTGAACCAGTTGAAGTTCTAATTCTAACTGCATCACTTGTTACTGTGGCAATACCATTAATAGCACCACTTGATGTTCTTATGCGTATTGATGACGATTGTACTATAGCATTGCCAGTTATCACAGCATTTGCGCTGTAAATAACGCTAGAACCGATAGAAACGCTCGCTAACGCATTAATACTTCCACTTGATGTCCTAGTCCTAATTGCACTAGAACTAACGGTTGCAAGCCCATTAATTTGAGCTGAATTTAATCTTATGGCATACGCATTAGCAGTTACGTTAGCATTTGCTGCTATTGCTGCTTGAGCATTATAAGTTACAGAACTATTTGCTGTAACATCAGCATTTCCATCAATACTAGCAGATGCTAGTATAATTTGACTTACTAATGTACTAAATGGTACTTGCGAAAATGCTGATATACCAAACATTACTCAGCCTTTATTTGTTTTAGTTCTTCTATTGTTGTTAATGTGTCTACAATTTTAGTAATATCACGCAAGCGTTGTTTTTCTGCAACAATTGCTGATGTATCTGCACCACTTTCTAATGCACGTTGAAATGCAACATCTTGCTCTTGTAACAAAGGATCACGCTCTGAGCGTAATCTTGTTTTAGTTATTTCTTTTGCTTTAGCTAAATTAATAGTAATCATACTTATACCTCACGACCAATTAAGGCATAATACTTAGCAATTATTTTTTCTGAAAATTCCGATGATTCACTTCCAACACCATTATTTGAACCGATATCATTGGAAATTTCCCAAGCATTTCTAAATTCTTCTTCAGTAGGAATTTCTAATTCATCAACAATCCAATATGATAAATTATGTGGCACATCTTTTTTTGCAATTTCATCAATAGTTGCAAATTTTAATGCTTCTTCGGTAGGCATAACAATTGAAATGCTATTATCTTCATTTTTATAAATAATTCTATTCATATTTAATCCTTATCGCATTATTGTTACATTATTGTAAGCATAAGATACTGCACCACCATTAAAATCCCAAGATTTAACTTGAACTGCCGTTGTTGATACAGTAACACCTTGCGATATTAAATGCGTATATGTTGCAGTTGCCGTTCCAACACCCACGCTATAATTTACACCATAATTTGCATCTGCCATTGCAGTTGTAAAATTTACAGTATAAAACCCAGCACTATTAACAGTCACACTTGAAACATTACCGCTTGCACGAATTGTTGCACCATTAAAGTTTACCCATGCCCTTGCAGAATAAGATGGTGCAGAACCTGATGCTGTAGATAATTTTGTTGCTGTTGCTGAATTTCCTGAACAAGCCGCAGATGTGCCAGAACTTGTAATAAACCCAGCACCGTTAGTTAGTTGGTTTGTATTGGTTACATTGGTTGCGCCAGCCGCTATTCCATTAAGTTTGCTTGCATAAGTGCTACTCATATATCCATTGACCGATGCCGTTGCCGCCGCCATGCTTATTGCAGGGGTCGCACCACCGCTTGAAGCAACGGGGGCTGTTCCTGTTACAGATGTAACTGTACCAACACTTGCTGTACCACCCAAGCTAACGGATGACCCATTTATTGTAATGCTTGAGTTTACAAGACCACCATTTGGTAGACCAGTACAATTGGTAAGAGTACCTGAAGCAGGAGTACCTAATGCTGGAGTAGTTAGTGTAGGGCTGGTTAAGGTTTTATTTGTGAGCGTTTGTACATCATCTATAGTGACTGATTTGTCGGCAGGATAGGTAACAAATACGTTTTTTACACCAGCAGAAAAGTTAACTAGCGCAGTAGTACCCAAGCTATTAGATAAAACTGTGTCCCTAGATAAAGTGCCGGCTGCCACAGTACCAATACCTACTTCCCATTCAGTTCCACCTGAAATTGAGTAGTATGTTGTATTAGTATTGCCAATAGCAGACGAAAATGTCTGAAAGCCTGATACAGCACCACTAAGCGTAAGAGTACCTGTACCTGTGGTAGACGATGTTTCCTGTACCCTGTCCTTGACTATAAGAGCCATGATTTATCCTAAGATAGTGTTACTGAAAGGCTGCCAGAAGCAATCTTAAATATGTCACCTGCGTCAATTGTTTTAGATGAGTCTAATGGAGTGTGATATAGCAAGTTACCGCTTGTTGATGCATCCATTAAGCCAATCCAACCTACTGTACCCCATGCCACGGTACATTGTGGGAATGTGCAGTCTGCGTTAGATAGACTAGCACCGTTAGATGGCGCAGCAAATGTTACTGCTGTACGAGCGTAAGAGCCACCAGATACTTCTGTGCCTGTATTAGCATCTGTAGGATCACTTGTATAAAGTGCCACGTAGATTGTTGTTGGTGCTGTGTAAGCTGTAGCGCGTAGCGTTACATTGATTAGAGCATCTTCTAGGTAGTTGGACATTTCTGACATAATGTTTCCTTTATCGTGTTGCTATTGAGATTGAAATTGGTGACCCAGCATACTCGCCTTGGTCATCTGATACTGTTAAAGCAGTTACACCACGGTCATACAATGAAGCCCAAGTCTGTAGACGTGAGTCGTTCATAATGTAAGGTTCTGCCTCACCCAAAGCACCGTAAAGTAATAGGTCTGGACAGATAGCCATAAACGCATTTGATGGTACTGTATCGCTCATGAATACTGGTGCTGCGTAATATAGAAGTTCTATTGTGTAGTTACTGTCTGGTACTGGAGATAATTGAAACTCTTGTGCTAGGACAGTATATTGATGCGGTAGACCAGAGTCCATAGTGCGAGAGTTACGGAATAATGCGCTAGGTGACTGGTACTCTAATGTTGCTACAGGGTTTGTGTTTAGGTGTATGTCACGCATCTGCAAGAAGTCTGACGGTAACTCTACTGTAGAATCGCCTGCTACTGCTGTTGTGGTTACTACCTTTAACATTTGGCGAATACGTAACTCCCTACGTAAACGTGTTTCAGCAAGCCTGATAAAGTCAGGAATCATTGCTGTTAAATCGCTACGAGCAAGGTAACTGGCAATCGTAGTCTGTAAGTCGGAGTAATTTGTTAGGGACATTCCATTTCCTTTTTATCTTCAACATAACAAAATTTCATTTTATTTACTGAGTTTCTTTTTCCATTGCATACAATAGAAACAGATGCTAGTCCTAATCCGTAATGTTGAGATGCTTCTTTTGCACTTTTAAAATACTTATCTTCTGTAATGCAATAAACTGGTTTTGATTTTAGCTTAGACATTACTTCATTTTGTTCTTTTGTTCGTTTCTTGCCTAAATTACTATCTGAAATTTTCTTTCTAACTTCTGCAGATTTTGGTATTCCTTTATGAGCTTTTGAAACTGCAATCCGTGTTTTTTCTGAAACTACTTGACCTTTATGTCCATCAGAAATATTTTTTCTTTGTTGCTCTGTAAATTTATATCCAGAAACACCATCGCCACCATCTGTTAAATTACATATTTTTATGTTTAACATTTTCAGTTGTGATATTCGCTCACATTCAACTAATAATGCAAATTCTTCATCAACATTTTTTATTAAATATCTAACATCAAATCCATCATATTTATTTACAATATTATGCCAATAAATATTTCTATTAGATTTAGTATTTGCCCGATGACCTGCACCTTTGCCAACATAAAATATTTCATTTGTGTTAGGTTTTAAATGCTCATAAACATAATACTTATCCATGTCTATTATTATACCTTAAATCCTACCTGCCCTTGTGCGAAATGCCCTGTTATCAGGGTCGTTTAACCATGCGTTAAATCTTTTCTTGTCTATTACTGCAAAGCCTCTAGTGATGCCTTGCTTTTCTAAATCTGCGAAAACTGTGAGCGGTATAGATGCTACCTTGTTGCCGAATGCATCCTCGCTCCATCTTTTACGTTCGTCTTGAGCAGCGTACTCACGCTTGTTCATCTCAAGTATGCCAGTTATGTCTTGGCTCTTAGCAATGATTAGCTCATCACCGTTATCTATGAATGATGTATCTGTAATGCCGTTGGATATTATATTGCTCATAAGACCTCATAATGGGGGAGAGTTTCCCCTCCCCACATATCTAACTAACTATTAAGTTAAGTCAGCAATGATACCGTGTGCTGCTTCGTTCTTAACTTCTAATGTGTACTCAACTAAAAGCTGAGTTACATCGGCATCGCCTGTCTTGGCTAGTTCATTAGTTTGGAATGGACGTAAGTAAGCTACTGAAGCCATTTCTGGATCTAGTAAGAATGCTACGTCATCATTGTCTGAGTTAGGAATGAAACGGTTAGGTACGATAGAGATAGTACCAAAGTCAGAAACAAACACGTCAGCAGCAGCGATGATAGATGCTTGTACGTTGCTTGGGATATCTTTGTAACGTGTAGCGATACCGGCAAATGTAGATGCAACTACTTTTTGAGCTGGAGTTACCATCAAGATTGTTGGTGAACCACCTGCAACATAAGCAGATTGGATAACTGTATTCAAGATAGTTTGAGTAAATGCACGGTCTGTACCAGTTCCACGAGCAGTAGTACCAGATGCACCAGCAGTACCAGAAGTACCGCCAGAGTAGTTGGTATTTAACCATGCTTGTAGACCACCCAAAGTACGAGCAGTTGTAGCATCACCAGCAGAAGCAACTTGGTTGCTCAATAGGATAGCTTCCATGTCACGTTTGATTTCGGCAGAAGCCTTAGCCAATTGGTATGCTTTCTCAGATTTACGACCAGCTTTGTTAACTGTTTCCAAAGTGCCAGAAACTTTAACAGTTTTAGCAGAGATTTGAGTACGGTTACCAATACGAGTAGTAGGTGACAATGTTGCATCAGATGCAGCAGCGCCCTCAACAACAGCGTTAGAAGTATTAACAGCAGCCAAGCTGTCTTTTTGCCACTCGTGGTATACGGCAGTAGCAGAAGTCTTACCAACAGATGTCATGAATGGAGTATCTGTAGGAGAGATGTTGTAGATTACATTAGCCAAGTCTTCAC